TGTATATGCATTCTAAGTATTATACATAGTTATATGTATAAATTTCTAAATGTCAAACTTTTTTATCTAGCAGAACCAGATACATCATAGACAAACTTACCAGTTCGTATAGCTTCCATGACTTCATCAGCTCTTCTCTCATACTCCTGTGATGACATTTTTTGTACTTGAGATTCTCTTAGATATGTAGACTCCTCGTTAGTCTGAGGTTTAGTTCGTGTTGACTTTGTATTTGTAGCTAATGCTGCATCCTTTGAGCTTGTCTTTTTCTTACCAATATTTCTATCGGCTTTGTAAAGATCAATAGCTCTGGCTGCAGACATTGCGTCATTATCATTCTCATATAAAGCTTTCTGCACCCACTGTGGTTGCTCTTCAGCCCAGTTATGAAAGTCATCATCCTCACGGATATCCACAAAATCAGGATGTATTTTTAATAATTCTACTTCAGCTTTCTCTTTAGAAGCTGACTCCTGCATCTCATTTATCTTTTGAATTCTAGACTCAAGCTCTTGTGCTTGCTCTTTGGATTTTTTAATAGCTATAGTTTCTACTATACCTGCTACGTCAGGATACTTTTTTGTCCATGCTTCAATGTCCTCATCCGACTTTGGTAGCTCTATTTGTTTTTTAGTAGCACTATCAAGCTGTTCTCTTAGCTGATTTATCTGCTCCTGCAGATCAGCTTCTTTCTGCTGTGCGTGTCTTCTAAGATCACCATAGCGTTTCTTAAAAGTTTTTTCTTCTGCAGAGGTTGGTTCTGGTTCTTGCTGTTCAGCTTCTACCTTTACCTCACCTTTATTTTCTGCAATGAGTTGTTCTAATTCCTCTTGATCTTTTTTAATTTTATCATCTCTTGAATATTTACGAGATGCTAATGCCATTACTTTTTTTGGTGTTGCATCTTGCACCATTACTTCTGCTTCTGCCATTTACTTACCTTTCGTTAGGGCTAACTGTATGCCATGTTAGATGGGGAGTTAGGTAGCCAACATATTGTGAACTTATTTTTTCTTTGAAGCTAGTCCACCCTTCTTCATTCTTTTTGGTTTAACTTTGGGTTTAGCTAAACCACCTTTCTTCAGTCTTTGGGGCTTCATAGGTTTAGTGGCTACACCACCTACATAAAATGGTCCTGTGCTACCATAATCATAAGTAGGTGGGGCTGAATAACCTCCTCCATATGACGGTCCAGATCCTCCCATTGCTCCCGGAGATTGTCCTGTTGGAGCAGGTGGATTGTAATCTGTTGTGTAGTCAGATTGAGGATTTGGTTGATAATAACCAGAACCAATTACATTAGAGAGATCTGGGCTACCACCATCATCATCATCACTACCTGTTGTAGGTCCACTTTGAAATCCAGAGTAGTCTATATCAGATGGAGGTGTTTGATCAACAACAACTGGTTTTGGTTTAGTCTCAGGCACTACCTCAGGCACTACCTCAGGCACTAGTTTTTCTATTGCTTTTTCTGCCCTACTCTTGCCAAAATCTGTACCAAAAGAAGTTTCTAACCTTTTTTTAGTTCTGTCTCTTCTTTCTTTTTGTAAATTTTCTACAACATCTGAAGCTAATTCACTTGCGTTTTCATCAGATGAACCTGCATTTTTAAGTGCATCAAATGTTGCTTCATATCCTATTTGATCTTCACGAGTTACAAAAGGTCGATCTGACCTGTCTTTAGGATCTCTCTCAACGGTTTCTCTCTCAACGGTTGCTGTTTCAACAGGTGATCCAAGATTACCAAAGCCGTAATCAAATACAAAATCATCTTCAGGAGCTACTGGTGGACCTTGTTCTGCACCCAAGGGTTGTATGTCTCCAAAAAGATTTGGTGGCTTCCTGTCTGCAGGATCAGATAGCTCAACTCCACTAGTTCCTGTAGGAAATGTAGCAGTTGCCATACCACTTTCTTTTAAATAGTTAGCTTCTATATCATCTTGGAAACTACTTATATTTTTATTATTAGTCTTACCACTAGCATTGTTTACTTTATCACCAAGCTGACTTACTGCTCCTTTAAAGTCACCTTTATTTTCATCTAAATATTTTTCAAAGTCACTTAGCTCTTTGTTGCCACCTAGTAATGTGGTAAATGGTTTTATAATTCCTTGATATCCACCTGCCCCATTTTTACGTATACCTTCAGCTGCAGTCGCTAGTCTAGTTCTATGCTCATCTGTAAATCCAGTAGTTGTCCTAATTTTATTTTCTAATGCGGCAAGTCCATTTTTTCCATACTTATTGTTAACAGATTGAGCTACAGCAATTATAGATCCTCCTACAGGACCAAAGAACACACTAGCTAAAGGTGCAGCAAATCTATTAAGTTTACTATTAAATGTTTCATAATATCCCACCAAGTCCTCAGGACTCATATTATCTATGTTTGTATATTGTGTTCCATCTTTTCCAACGTGTATAATGAGATTGCCTTCTTCATCTCTAAATCCTGCATCAGCCCCTGTACTCTGTCCCTCTAACTGTAGTCTATCACGTTCCATTGCAGTCATAACTAATCCAGTTTCAGGATTAATCTTACTGCTATCATCACTACCTGAATCTCCCATAGTTGTACCAGTGCCACTAGACGTGGGTGGTGTAGGTGCAGAGTTATCTAACTCATAGCCCTCTGGTATTTCCATCTGAGGTTCATCATCAATAAATGGTATATACTTTACATTACCATCAGCATCTACATACCTTTTCATAACAACTCTACCATAACCAGTTCTTAGTAAAGCATCTTCTATTTCTTTTTTATCTTCATCTGTCATAGTGGGTGTGCCACCACCTGTAGGTCTTTGAAAACGAGGGTCATCAAAGAGTGAACCACCTGTTTGTAATCCTATTACACCACCTTCAGTTTTTTCTTCTTTATCTTTCTTCTTCATCTCACCTGAGACAACAATTAGATCTGCCATGCCAAATGGTACGTCATCTGGTATGGTAGCTTCTTCAGAGTTGCCCATCTGCCCCATCTTTTCCATTGTCTTCAAACCCTGTTTAGCATTTTGTCGCATCTTCATTAGTGTTTCAAGACCAATATATCTTACAACGTCAGCAGGAAAAACAAACTCACCTTCACTAATCATCACAGGTATATCATCAGCCACTTCTTTTTTTAAAGCTCCAGATGGAACTTCATTACCTGATTCAGGCTCTACTGCTCCACCCTCATCACGTAATCCACCTTCATTAAATAGTTCCATCTGCTCCATCATTGGTTAGCCCTTTCCATTTGCGTTGACTGCATCCCTTAGTTGCTTTAGTCTTTTTAGCATAGCGATAGCACCTTGAGATCTATGGAGTATAACTAAATCACTTGTTTGCTCCATAATAGCATAGTTCTGCGCTACCATAAAATTTAAATAATTATTGAAGCTGTCCCATTGGTCCTTGTTGTTGACCAGTGGCTTGAGTTGGCTGAGTAGCTTGTCCTGTGGGTTGTTGTTGTTCATTTCCTGAAAATCCTTGTTCCTGTGGTAAAGGCACTTGTCCTGTACCTATTGTTGCACCACCTGCTCCTGTTGGATCTTGTGCGTCTGCTCCTGCAGGAGGTGTGGGTGCTTCAGGGGGTTGCTGAAATTTTTTCATGATTTCTGCTTGCAATGCAGCTTCGTCCATGTTGTTCGTCACTTTGTCTGGGTCTAGGTCTAGTGACTTGGCTATCTCTCGTATTACATACTGAAACTTTGCAAACGGTGCAAGTGATTGGTTGCTTGCTACCTGCAAGAACTGCATAAGTCTCTGACTACGTACCTCATTAGCCATCAAGCTCTCTGTGCCACGAGCTTTTACTTCTAGATCACCTTTTGTATTCTTATCATAGTTAAACTGCATATTAAATCTAAACAGTCCCTCTCCTAGAGGTCTGAGTAAATAATCATCTACATTCTTTATAACATTTTTAATGCCACCACTTGCTGCATTCATTAACATGGATATACCTGATGCAGTTCTACCTACACCTGATACACCAGTTTGTCCGTGAGCAAAAGATGGAAAGCCTGTGCTTTCATCTGCAAGTACTCGTGCTTTATCAAATAGTTGCATATTCTCATTAGCTACATTTGGAAACTTTGTACCAAAGATGGCTTGTCCCGGTGCGCCACCTTGTCTTCTAAATATTTTTCCGGGATACACACTCAGGTCTTGTCCGGGAACTAGATTAGTTTCATCTATCTCTATCAACAAATTACCTGACATTACAGCATTGTCCACAGCCATACGCATAAAACCATTCATCAGCGTCTGTGTATCATCCATATTCTCTGCAATACCAACACCAAAGAAGCTATATGGGTTAAGCTCATAGGGTGCTGCCATATACGGTATCTTTGCAGGTTTGAATGGATTAAGCACCATTCTTATAACTTTATCATTACAAATCCATGCATTTATTTGCACTTCATCAAAGTCATCTAACTCATCAGGTATCTCTATCTGTTGATCTCTTAACATGCTTACATCAGCCGTACCCCAATACTCTAATACTTCAAATCGTGCTATTGCATGTTCTGGTGAATAATCGGATAGGTCATCTTCCCAATATTCTTTATTGTAGTTTTCTCCCATAGCTATAGCATCTTCTATAACTTGAGATCTAAAATGTGGTCTTTTCTTTAATGCACGTAGTTGTGTGCGTGATAACTTGTGTCTCTCTATTACATACTGTGCTTCATCCATATTATTTGCATCAGGATCAGGAAAGAAGTTCCATACAGATACATGTGAAACTTGTGGCACTGTTTTAAATACAGGAGAATACTCTCCATTATCATCCCAGTTTGGATATTCTTTATCTACAGCAAACGGACCTTTCATTACACCTGTACCAAATAAAGCCATCTCAAAGGCTGTGCTTCTTAAATGTTTGTTAGCACTAGACTCTTCTAGCTGATCATGTATTTTTTTCTGCATATTTTTTGCAGCAATCATTGCAGGACTAAATGTTATTGCTGTTGGTGTTTTACCTACACCTTCTCTTAAATTTTCTACATCATCAAACTTACCTTGTAGTGGTCCTAACATATCCATTAAGGATTTTTGTGTAGCTCCTGCAGGTAAATCTTTACCATCTCCTGAAAAACCATAAGGACTTTCTATTTCATCTAATCTGTCACTTATCTCCTTTGGTTCTTTTGGGTCAAAGCTTACGTCAGAAACTACACCCTCTGGTAAAGTTGTAGGCTCTACAGTTAGAGGAAATTTATTATTAGCAAACAATACATCTATTATCTGACCATAAGCTGCAAGTGTTTTTGTTTTTGTTACTTTAATAAATACTCGTGACTTCTCTGCTTCTGTAAACTGCACATCAGAACCATATAGACCTCTGTAGTTTCTATAAGCTCTTAACCATCTTTGTTCATCCTGCTCTCTGTAGTCATCAGCTTTTTTGTATCTTTCCATAATAAATGGTATGATATTATAACTTTTTGTTTCATCAAATCCACCCTCTTCTTCTATATCATCAATAGCTATTGAGGTATCATCCATCATTATATCTTCTTCTTCTGCCATATTAATATCCAAATGTTGCGTCTGCTACAGGCATGTTATTTGTTTTTCTGTTTGCAGGATCATAGTCAAATACACTAAATCTTGGTCTTGACATTATACCATATCTTAAAGCGTCATACAAGTGATCTTCTGAATTTGTGTCTATATCTTCTGGATTTCTTTTGTCCAATGGTATAGCAGGTAGTTGTGAAATAATATTTGTACATGTATTAAAAAAAATTAAACGTGGTTCTTCTGTATGTTCATCAATCTGTAATCTTCTGTGTACTTCATTTTTACCTGATACTCTACTACCTCTACTTCTATCAGAAGGTCTGAACCTACACCCTTTCATAATCATTTGTTCTGCTAGGCTAGGTCCTGTATCTCCTCTTTTGTGCCAGAGTGAACTGTCTAAAACTCCGTACTTTATATTGCCGTCTTCTGCTTCTTCATCTAGTATCATATCAGCTAAGTCTGTCGCTAACACTTTTGATACATATAATTCTCTATATACTACGAGTTGTTCAGATGGGCTAACAGCAAACCAGACAACGGCAGAATAACTTCCATACCCATAGTCACATGCCCTAAACTTAACCCAATTGTTAGGTATATGGAAAGGCTCAACCACATGTATGTTGCGATCAAACTCGGTGAAAGCTGCTCCTTCTTTAATATCCCAATCGCCTTCCAATAATTGTCTTCTTTGCTGTTCAGGAAGGGATAGAAGCATTGCTTCATAATCGCCCTGAGTTGAGAGATAAGGGTTATCTGTAAGTCGAGCAGGTATAAACCTACGTTTGAATAGTGCTTGTCCTGCTCTGCTGTGTCCTGCAGGATATTTAAGTTCTTCTCCAGTTTCAATGTCTGTTGCATTAAATGACTCATTATATGGTGCAGGGTCTATAAACATTTTCTTGACCCAGTGATGTCCCCTACCTCCGGGGTTTGTTGTTGCTCTCATATACACTGGCAGGTCTGGTGATGTAGATCTTAGTCGTGATCTCATGTAGTTCCAAGCAAATGGCGTAGACCACTGTGTAAGTTCATCAAAGCCTATCCAACTAAATGCCAAACCCTGATATCGTAGCACATCATCATCTCTATCTAGGTACGACATCCACAGTCTTGCACCTGACGGTGCTACCCACTGCATCTTTCTCTCTGACCACTTAATGCCATTCCATATTTTTGGATATAGCTCTTGGCTTTTAAATATAAGCTCTCGTAGTTCTTCAGTGGTGTGACGCAGTAGTAAGCCACTAAAAGAGGGGTGTCCCATATAACGCAAAGGATCAGCCAACATTGCATAAGACTTGCCACCTCCTGCCGATCCACCATATAAAACTTCTCTTTCACTTGCTGCTAGAAACTCTGTTTGTGGTCCTTCATTTGGTTGAAAGATTATATTACGAGTTTCTTCTACAGGCAGAAGTTCTTCTTCAATCAGAGGTGTTTTGGACTGTGCTTTCTTTTGCACCTGTTCTTTTTTCTTCGTAGTCCTCTGCTTTTTGGATCGCCTTTTGGGCATAGTCTGCCCATCTGCGTAGGCTTGTAGCCTTGTTCTTTCGTTGTCTTTCATTCTTTAATCTTTTTAACAACCCTACATGAGATATTGTGCGTCCACTATTTTTAGTCAACCAGTTTGCTACTTCTCTATATGAATACTGTTTTGTAAAATCTCTAGCTTTTTCTAGCAAATCTAATTCTACAGGAACTGGTAAGAGCATGTTATTGTCTTCAGGATCTACTTTATATCCAAACGGTATTGTTCGTGCAATACGTGGTATAGACATCCACTCATCTTCACTTTTTAAATCAGTAGGCTGTGGTAACTTCCATTTACCCAGTGATCTATTACGCATTAATTATCTTCTGCATTCTTAGGTGGCATCAACATCACACCACCTGTAGCTTCTACTTGCATTTTTTCTGTTTTGACTAATCCTGTTCTATCTAACATTTCTTTTGCTGCAACCATCTTATCTCTTAGTCCTAGTTGAACAGGATCGTCAATACCACTTGCTATTGCCATCGCAGCCTTTGGTGCATTACTTGCCATAAATTCTTGAGTGGCTTCTAGTATTTCTTCTTTCAATGCTTTTACAATCTGTGATGGTGTAGTATGTTCTGCATATCCTGCCAACTTAATGGCTTTGGACATGTCACCACCTGCTTGTGAAAACAATACATCTAAAAACTTCTGTTGTTTCTCTGTAAGTTGTCTCATATTAACACTTCCATCTTCTTCTAGCTTGTCGTAGTCTACTGTTTGGATTTTTAGCAGCTTTAGGAAACTGCTTCATCTGTCCTGCACTTCTAGCACAAAAAGACTTTCTTCTTTTTGCATCTTTACTTCCGGGTTTTACTTTACCTGTAACTGCTGTTTGTAATTTACTTCCGGGATTTTGTCTTCTATATTTTGCTACCCCTTTAGCAGTCATACCTGCCCCTAACTTAGTAGGACGCTTGTCACCACTCTTTATGGACATACCCTTCATGCCACTACCTTTTCTCATGTTGACAATTGAAAGTGAGGACCATCAATAAATGGGGTACGTGATTGTGATCGTCTTAGGTCTATATAAGCATTCATAGCTTCTTGCATTGTGCCATCCCATTTGGTTATATCATCTATATGCCATGAAGCTCCCCAACAAATTTTAGCTCCAGTTTCTATTGCTGCTTGCTTCATTGCGTCTGCTATGTCATCGTACATCACGATGTCCCAACTTGGGTCACTACCATCATACGCCATTAAATCGACAGCATGTGAGTATCCATCTTCTTGCACAAGATGTTTTGATTTCATAGTCTGTGATCTTTTTGCTTCATATAATCTTTTTTGTTCTGCAAGAGAACGGACACCATAAATCACTCCAAAGTCTACCTTACTCAGTTCAATGGCACGTTTAACTGTATCTACCATCGTAGGATGTACACCTTCTAATTTATTTAAACTTCTTCCTGATAACTTAAATGCCATTACTTTTTCCTCATATTAAAAAACTTACCTGCTGAACGTGTGGCAAAGCTCGCACTTACAATAGCTCCTAAGGCTATCTGATACCACTGGGGCATACCTGCAAGTGCAGTAAACCCATCTGCTACTATGCCCCTGCCCCACTCACCCATGAAGCTCAGTACCAGAGGAATGCTGAAAAGTAAAGTCAGCCATTCGTCCTTCCACGAGCTTTGGGATGCCCTCATAGCAGCTAAGTCCCAATCAATCTCACCTGTTGCTTCTTTCATACGAATGGTAGCTTCAGCCTTTTGTATAGCTGTTTTACCTTCGATGTATGATGAAGCTAAACTAGATACTGAACTTATAAGTGAACCTATCATTATACGCAGTCACAGTCTTCGTGGCATTTTTTATTTAGTAATGCACACCACAGTCTTTTAAAATATCTTCTCATCGTTCTTCCCTCTCCATTCTTTTGGGTTCGGACTTCTCTGCTCCCATCCATATAGCGAAACTCCCAGTCATCGCCCCAGTGATTACGGATATTAGTCCTGCTTGTTGTGTGGTCAACTCTGGCTGACTCAAAGCCCATTCTATACAGCGTATATAAACCCCTGTCATAACGAGCATCATAAGTCTTGGTAGTATTCGCCATCTGTCAAGTGTCTCTGGGGTCATCTTTTTTCTTTATAACCTCTTCTACCCAGTCACCATTGTCACCAGTGTTTTCACATACCTCGCATTTATCATCTTCAATGTGACTGCCACATATTTCACAGGTAGGTTCGTACAACACTAAGTTGGTTCTCCTCGTCTGCCACCTTCTTCCATGAATAATCTAACAGTATCTTCAGGCACACACATAATCTGCTCTGGTGGTCTGCTACCATATTGCTTTATTAAAGCTCTTGCTATCTTAAAAGGATGATCTCCTATAAACTTTTGACACATATTTGAGCTATGAAAGTGTCCGTGATCCTCTGGATGCTGAAATATAAATATATCCTTAGTTCCGTCTGTATATACACCAGACATTACTGCTACTATAAACCATGCCTTAACTATCATTTTCAAAATATCCTATATTATGTAACTTTTCGATAACTTCTCGTCTTTTTAGCGATTTTTTTAGGTTGTTTAACGAATTGTTTGCCTGATGCTGTGCCTTTTCTTTTAGCTTTAGTTGTTGCTGCGTACTCTTGGGGTGATAGAGCCTTGATTGCAGCCGTTGGAAGATAGCGTTCTCCAGTTTTGCTACTGGGCTTACCACTTTTTGTTCTCCATTTTTGCTTTGTCCATGATTTAAGACTTCTTTGACTTTTTGCTAATGCCATTTTTCCTTGCCTTACTGGGTATTATACCCTTATTTACGGCTCTAGCTCTTTCACTAAAGCCTAGTTTCTTACCCTGTTTTACTTTTGCTCTTATTGTTGCTAGTTTTGCTACCACGTTGTTTCTTTAATGTCTCTTTCGCTTTCTTGGCAAGCCTAGATTGTTCAGCTTTTCCTGCAAACCTAGCTCGTTGTTCAAGAACGGTGAGGATTTGGATCTTCCTCGCATAGGGTTTGTTAATTCTTTTAACTTTTGCAATAGTTTCTTTTGCATCTTGCACCGTTGCATATTTGATACTTACTGTATCCTTAGGATTTTCATCCGTGTAGAGTCTTCGTCCACTTCCTTTAGGCTTTTTGCCTGTTCCTACTTTAGGATCTTTTCTTTTTGCCATAATGTACAAACTTTTTGTTCTTTAATAACGTCCCTAAAGATTTAGCTTGTTGGGCATGCGTCTTAGATGCCTTTTTAAGACCCTTAACTACTTTTTTTACTCTCTTAACGTGCATTTTATCTGTAGCCCCCACCCTTTTTCTTGTATTCAGAAGCAAGTAGTTGAGCTTTTCTAGCACTCCACTGCCCCGGATTACCACCTTTTGAACCTGCTTTTATTCTATTGAATAGATTTTTTCGCATTGTGGGCTTCGTGTAGTTACCTGCTTTGTTAACAGTGCTACCACCTTTGCTTAATTTTAAAGTGGATAGGGTCTTTGCTTGTGAAGCATGTAGCTTAGAAGCTTTCTTTAGTCCCTTTACAACCTTATTTACTTTCTTTTTAGTCGTTGCTGCCATCTTCTTCTCCTGCATATAAATTATCAAACACTCTTTCGGTGTTCCATACATACTCCGTTTCTTGTTTTGAATGAAAAATTCTTTGGGAGGGTCTAAAGTCGGGTGCGCCTTCTCCTGTCTCAAACCAAGCAGGGTGGGTCACTCTGACTCTATTATTAGGTAATGCCACTATGTTTCCTGTATATTTACCTGCATCCATCAGTTCTAATACATGTGACTGTTTATGCTGCGCAGGATCGTCAGCTATCTCACTGTTTGTATAGTCCACAGTAAAATAATATTTAGCAGGGTAAAACTCACCATCAACTTTTGCTATCCAAGGAGCAGGAGTAGCTCTGTTTAGTACGTATACGCTGTGATCGTGGGACATACAGTCCCAAGGTTGGGCGATATAAGGTGGCATCTCTTCAGCCCACTCTTCTACAGGAGTATCTCCTACTAGGGCTGTTATGGGCATTCTTGCCCACATTGCGCCACCGTGTACATTAGGTTCATCAGTATCGTCTGTCTCGCAACCAGTGAAAATTACTTGAAAACTTAGTGATCTATTTGGCATTGATGTTACAGCTATAACCATACAATGCAAAAACTCACCATGATACTGACTAAAATTACAGGTATACTCTCGTCTTACCCATGCTTTAAAATACGGAATGTTACTTTGAAGAAATGCCATAATATAAATACTCCATTAGTTATGGAGCTATTATACTACTTCTTCTTTTTATTGTCAACGCTTCCGTACATTTTTCCTTTAGCCATGCCACCTACTTTATATTTGACTGACATGCCACCCATTGCATAGCCCTTCTTCTTCATTCCACCACGAGCCATACCTTTCTTTTTCATCATGCCACCTTTTTTAGCATAACCCATTTTATTTCGTACAGAAGTTGGTAGCTTTTTAAGTCCAGTTTGTCCTGCAGCAGGTTTCTTTAGTCCTCCCATAGCCATCCCTTTCTTCTTCATGCCACCTTTAGCCATACCTTTTTTCTTCATTCCTCCCATAGCCATGCCTTTTTTCTTCATACCACCTTTAGCCATGCCCTTCTTTTTCATTTTACTAGCCATACCACCTTTAGCCATAAAGTCTGACATTTTTATATAGCCAGTTCGTAATCCTATTTCAGCAAGCTTGGCATTTGATATGTGTCCTACCTTACCTGCTCGTATTAATTTTTCAAGTTGTGATTTAGTTTTAATAAGTTCGGGTTTGATCTTATCGCTGCCACTCTTTTTTTCGCCCATAGCTGTTACTCCTTTTGTTGTAAGCTTTGCTCGCTACCGTCTGTCCATCCCTCTGCTCTCATGGCTCTTTCCACATGTTCCAATGAAAAAGATCGCCCATAGTGGGCTTGAACTGCAGCCCTTACATAAAATACATCACTGTGGGGGATATGTAGCTTCTCTAAATTGTTATTGATTACGGCATCATAGAATGCTTCAATAACATTGTCTGTGTATAGTTTTACGGATTTTTTGCCCATTGTCAACGAATAAATTAAATAAATGTACGGAGGGGATACTATTACTATATAGTATGTGCTTAATATTAGTTATAATGTAATTATAGTAAACTTAGTTTTAGTTTAGCTATTATAGTTTAACTATCCCCCGGAGTCTGTTATAACATAATTATATCATGTCTCACTTATTGGGTCAATATCAATTATTTGACACTCTTTATATATAATATCCCATTGTGGTTAACACTTAATTTTCCTGATCTGTGTATTTGTACAAGCATATATACGCATAACCCCTAGGTGGCGCATGCCCACACACACCTGCTCTGCGTATGTGCCTGTCTGCGCTATGGTGTGAGTGTCTGCGCTGTGTATCTGCACCATGACGCAAGCATAGCCCATAAAATAAGGGATATCAGAAGGTCTAGAAACTGTTATTACATCAGTTGCACTCTAAAGAGAGTTTCAAAAGGTCGGGTTTTCGAAAATCAAAAGCAAAATGTCAAGCCTATGCATCATTTTTGCCACAGTTTTTACTACACCCCACCCCATCGAATCACATCCCGATGTCGGGGAAAGTTCACCTCTAAAGAATAGACTTCAAAGAGGTGGCAAATCTTTCTCTCCTAGAGAGAGAAGCACTGTCAGGCTATACTTCTCCCTTTATTTTTTTTTGAAGTTGATCTTTTGTGAAACTTCAAAAAAAAAGAAAGGTAGAAGTAAAATGGAAAATTCAACTCAAACATCAACAACAGCAATCGTTCCCTTCATCTCCTACGAACAGACAGCACACGCTGAGTTCGTGGAGCTTCAAGCCATTGACCGTAAGGTCAAGTCAGCCCAAAGGAAAGCGTTCAACCTAGAGGTTGTCATGGTCTACAACAAGGAGACTAAGCGTCAGTCTTTTGCTCACACTGGCTTGGCAATGCGAGGTGCAAAGCTGTACGAAGATGCTAAAGCATCTGGTGACAAGGAGATGACCAAAGCCATGAACGATAAGTTCAAGTCTCAGCGAATAGCTGAGTGGAGAGCTTACAGAAACCTAGTTCTCTCAGGAGAACTTGAGGAGCTTTTCAACACAGAGATTCGCAAGACCAAGCAAGGCAAGGCGATCACTAGTGTAGGCTACTTGCTCAAGCTTGTGAAGAAAGCACAAGCATCACTATCTGCTAAAGCAGAGCAGTCAGCTACTGATGATACTGCTAAAGCAGAAACTCCCGATGTCGGGGAAAGTTCATCTGAGCCACAAACAGAAGTGGTATCAGTCCCACAGACTGAAGAGGACTTTGTAGCGATCATGATCGAGAGAGGTCTTGATCTGAACAAAGTAGTCGAGATCATCTTTGATCTTGACAAGCAATCAAAGGTAGCTTAAGTCTACCTTTACACCTCCCGATGTCGGGGAAACTTGGCATCGGGTAACCCAACATAATCGAAAGGATTTACACAATGTCAAAATTAGAATTTTTCGCAAGAACACTATGCATGATCATGGGGGCAGCAAGCCTGTGGATTGTTTTCACAATGGCAGGTGAAATGGACAGCACTTCCATGCAGGGTCTGTTCACTGTTGACAGACTACGTGATACTGTCTGCGCTGTGATGGCTTTGATCTTCTTTGTGAGTGGTGGCTTTTTCTTTGTGGTAGCCATTCCAAAGAACAACTAAGCTATCTATATATTTTAAACCCTTGAGTTCTTACGAAAGGGTATTAAAATAATATATAGATTAACTAAAGCCCCGATGTCGGGGAAAATTTTGAAAGGAAAAATTATGAAAACTATGCACTGTATCGACAGAGTATCACCGATCACTGGTAACACGAACAGTATGTTCATGCTGTTTGATGTGGTCGATCTTATCAAGTGGAGAGATGGGCGTGGTCTTATCCAAGATTGCTTGCCTTATCTGTCAGCAGATGAACGTGAGTTCCTTATGACAGGCATAACGCCTGAAGAGTGGGGACAAGCATTTCCAGAAGAGGAGTAAAACAAATGCAAAGCAATGGAAACTTTGAGAAGTTTAGAAAAAGTCCCGATGTCGGGAAAAAAGATAGACGCAGAAACAACCCAGTTCTCATGGAACGTAGGGTAACACGTAAACAAAAGCTCAAGCAGAAAGGTGTAGCATAATGAAAGTTGCAGACTTACTTGAATTATTACAAGGTTTAAATGAAGATGACCATGTCTTTGTAAAGACTAGGCATGGCATAGAGGAAGTTGTAAATGTATCGTCTTCAGATGATGCAGACTACAGAGAAACATACATAGAAACATATGAGGAGTAGCTAATGGCTAAACAAGGTGTGATACTATTCGAAGGTGCTAGTGGACTTGATGGCAAACCTACGGTTGTGATTGCTATCAAAGACACAAGCAATCGTAAGACTGGTGGCATGGTGCAGACGTTCATCATGAGGTCGGACATTGACCCGATCACAGCAAGTCGTACAGGTGAGGACTACTCTGTCTGTGGTGACTGTATCCACAGAGGTAAGGCTAACCCTAACAAGAAGTCGGGTGGTGCAGATGACAGGACGTGCTACGTCATGCTGCTCATGCTTCTGTCCATATACAAGGCATACAACAGAGGAGCTTACGTCAAGCTACAAGCTGACCAGATACCAGACTGGTTCGAAGATGAACTTGTCAGACTTGGCTCTTATGGTGACCCGATGGCTGTTCCGTCTTGGCTATGGGATGACGTGCTGTCCAAAGCCAAAGGTCATACTGGCTACGGACATCAGTTCGGTGTCAAAGGTGCAGACGTTAGACCTGACCTGTGCATGATCTCTGTGGACAACGTGGCTCAAGCCAAGCATCAATGGTCACTAGGCAACAGGACTTTCAGAGTGGGTAACTCTGTCGATGACATGGTGCAAGGCAAGGAGATACTCTGTCCTGCATCAGACGAAGCAGGTAAGCGTACAACCTGCGACAAGTGTAAGCTATGTTCAGGCAATCAGATACAGGCGAAGTCTGTCTTTATTCCTGTTCATGGCAATGGCAAAAACAACTACAGAAAGGTAGCATAATGGATAAGAACGTCAGAATATATTGGAACTTACATAAGGGGCAATGGTCTATACAAGACAAAAAGACAGGCTTGGTCGTAGCTCGACAGCCTGAAGCATTCCTAGAGGGTGTATACATAGAGCCTACTTATGATAAGCGTGGTATGATGATCGAACCCAAGTTCAACGTAAGGCAGGGTGGCAGAATGCGTGTCATCAAAGAGGGCTTGAAAAACGTCCATGCCTTTGCAGAGGGGTGGTATCCATCCACATGGATCAGTCCCAAGCACTACCATGAAGAGGGACGTGAGGTGACTTACAACCCTTACAAGAACGACACCTTTGTCTACAAGGATACAGGTGAACCTGTCGGACAGGTCGGACAGATCTGGCTGACAACTACGGCTGAAGGAAAGCCTTCAGTTAAAGTATACAGTTAATATTATACTTGAAATACTTATGAAAGTATAATATAACTGTACTACATAAACCAACAGAGTTCCCGACATCGGGGATTCGCTAACACAGAAAGGAGCATTACCATGCTTACATTTAACTTTGACAACTTGCCAAAAGGCACAAAAATATCAGGTGGTTTCACTGCCTTAAAAATAATCGCTACAGCTATCAAGCTGAAGCTACAGGGTCACAAGCCTGTGATCTACAGGGATGACAACATCCAAGAAACTGGATGGTTTATCCGTAAGGGTACTGGTGGTATGTCAGGTGAGCCTTTGGTTCGTTTGAACTTTGGCAAGTCCTACTCTTCCTTCCATGCCTATGACAGGAAGGGCAAGCGAAGAGTGGCAAGCTATGTGCCAATCAAGTCCTTCTTGATACAGAAGAAGGTAGCCTAACTATGATGCACTACGAGATCTTTGTATCCGTAGATGGTCAGCAAGGTGTGGTGAGGGTCGGTGGCTCTCACCCACTTGCAAAAGGCACAGCATCTGCGATTGAATACGCTATGAACCTTACACAAATGTGTTATCCCGACTCTGTGGTAGAGTTTGACTTTATCAAAGAATATAGATTAGATGACGAGCCTGACGTAGGCTATGTCTATGAACCCTATGGTGCAGTTCAGACGTACCACTAGAGAAAGGATACTGTATGGATATTAATGAAAAGAATATGCACTTCTTACTTTGTGCCTTGCTACTAAAAAGCACAGACCCGAAGTTGAAAGAAGAAGCAGAAAAAAGTTTACAAAATCTAACCGATGACTATTACGAAAGGAATAAGAAAGATGGCAAAGATAATCTACAAAAAGGTGATGCGTAAAAGACCACGCAATACACTACATGCAGACGCACTTGCAGCAGGTGTGTTGAAGTCTAAGGTCATTGCCGACAAGCGTCACAAGAACGCAGAGAATCAAGCCAAGAAAAGGGCGATAGCATTTAAACAAATGAACAAGGAGAACTATGATGACATTTGACCAAAAAGTCCCGACATCGGGGAAAAAGATTGTAGTCAGCTTGTGTGGTGGTACAGACAGTGCCTACCTCTCATGCCTAGACGCAGGGATTGACGTATCCCCGACTGGTGACTACGAGTACCACACATTTGAGACAGACAAGTATGCCAGTGCTGTGTCCAGATACCAGATACCTCATGCCATACATCATGGTGATGCTAATGGTTGGGATACATTAAAGGGCAGAGATGTCTTTCTTCTGATCGCAGGTTTCCCTTGTCAGCCGTACAGCGTGGCAGGTAAACAGCTTGGCACTTCAGATAGTCGTGACTTGTCTCAGGTTATGTATGACGCATTGCAAGGCTTGAACCCTGACTACTTTTTGCTTGAGAATGTGGAGTCCAAAGCCAAACACGAATGGCTTAAGAATGTTAGCAAGATTCGTCAGGCAGAGATGTATACACATGACAGTGCCAAGGTGTCTGCTCAGTCAAGAAAGCGTGTCTACATAACCAACATACCACACAACGAGTTGGCTGATCAGGGCATTGTCTTACAGGACATACTAGAAGATAGTAGTATGACAGACAGAGATAAGTCCTACTGCATTGATGCCAACTACTTCAAAGGTGGTAGCATGAAGATGTACTTTGAGAAGTCACGTAGGCAAGTTGTCTTCAATGACAAAGGTCATCCTCATTGGGATAAGTGTAAGCAAGTCGGTGAAGCTGACCTCAAAGGCTATGATATTATCAAGCGTGTCTACTCTAGGCATGGCAAGAGTCCTACCCTGACTACTATGCAAGGTGGGTGGCGAATGCCCAAGGTAGAGACAGACAAGCTACATTGGAGAGCATTGACACCATTAGAGTGTGAACGCTTACAGACACTACCAGACCTGTGGACACAGTATGGTGAGTTTGACCACAAGCATGGCTACCTTGGAGAGGTAAGACCCATATCAAACAGCCAACGCTACAAGATGATCGGCAATGGCTTCACTCGTGCAGTGATCTCGCACATATTAGAAGGAGTATATACATGAAACGAATAAAATTACCAAAAGATGTATGGCTATCATTGTATAGAAGATTAAATGATTCCATAGAAGCTGAGATAAGTATGTCTCATGTCCCATCTAGAAGAGGGAATGAGATTAAAAAAGATAATATTAGAGATGAGGTGTTGAACATTATGAATTTCTATTTCGATAGAGATTTTCCAACAGGGTTAACAGATAAAACAAAGGTGGTGATACATGACTAATAAACTTATACAATACGCAGTAGTGTTTGAGCCTTTCGAAGAGGAAGGCTTGACCTACGTAAAACAAGGGTGTGGTTCTATGTGGACAGATCAGAGTCCTGTAAAGGTATTTGATACACAAGAGGACGCACAGAAGGAAGCAGACAAGTGGAACACAGGACAGGTGGTGCAGTATGCGTGATGATGACGATGTAAAAGAGCAAGCGTTAAAGCAA